ATGAGTAATCTTCATCTTGAAAACCTTCTCTCCGCTAAAAGCACCAGCATATCCACCATCAACTTCAATTTGAATTGGATTTAGAAAATCATATCTAAGAGGTATATGTTTCTTGGTAACATTCTGCTCCACAAAATTAATAAGATCCTCTTGAGCCTTTGACATTTCTCGCTGTTGCTTTTTATTTATTTTGCCATATCTTTTATGAATGACAACATTACCGCAGCGATAGAGCATGTTTAAAAATCTTTCTGATCTTTCTCCACCGCCAATCATATTCCACCACTTGCGATAGAATTGCTCAACCTGTTTGTTTGGATGATTAAGACTTATTCCCTGTGACGCAAAATCTCCCATAAGATCTATAACATTCTTTACTATGCCAACTCTATCATATGCTTTCATGCACATTGACATAGCTTGCTTAAAATTACTAGCGGGTTCCTCAAATGGACGGAACCTGTAATAATCGTCCTTCAGAAAATCAGTTCTAACAGAAATGTTTGGTTCAATATCAATGTATGATCTGCGACTTGCAGTTGAACTCATGATTCCATCATAACTATCTACGTTACCAGCAGTTTTATCAAAAGCAGCCCCTTGATCTTCTGCTGATGTCCAGAATATGTATGGATTTTTTTCTTCTTTAGATACTTTATTTTCTGGTGCCATTTTTATCCTCTTAATCTGTATGTAGTTTATTTACAATTGAATAACAATCAGACTAATCTATTATACTCCAGAAATTCTAATAAATGTCATTCATTTGTGAAGTAAACCAATTTGGTCCAGAAAAAGTAGCTCGTTCAAACTTTTTAGTATTATCAACGGCAGCAAAACCACCATAAGCCTTGTATACAGATTGTTTTTCTTCAAAGTTTATACTTCTAGCAGACATATTTGCCATCAAGAGAGAAGAATAACGGTCCTTCCTCATTCTTTTTTTCTTGCCAACGCCAATCTTAACTTCTGGCGTATCCCATCTCATTCTTCCATTTACACTTTCAGTAACTTCAATAAGTGATAGCTCGTTCTTTAATTCTTCTATTTCCATAACACAGTCTTCTAATGTGTCATACAATCTATTATTTACCTTGTCTTCTTCAATAGAAATGCCGATAGTGATAGGATCAAATCTCGGGAATAGCAAAACTTTATCTTCTAAGTCTTTCCTTAGTCCATGATTAGCATCGGAGTACCAATCATACTTTGCGAACTGACACATCTCTAAAATATGTAGTCCTTGTTCATCATCAGATGGCTGTGGCTTATCTTCATCTATTATGGGCCAAATAGGAGTCTCGCCTTCTTTTAATTGATTAAAATCGTGCAATGCTTCTGCTACAGAATAGCCACCGCCTTGTGCATCCATAGCGATATGAACGACTGGAAATAAATCCATTAATTCTCTAATCTTCCTAGCACAATAACTGTAGAAATTGTTTTCCTTTGTTAGTCCTCTTTTAACTCTTTCTGTATGCTCTTTTCTAGTTGTAGTCCAGCAATATACTATCCTTCTATGATCTGGATGTAGCTCTAAAACTACAATGCTAAAATTGTCAACCTCAGATGCTGGGTCAATAGCTATTAGATATTTTCCATTTTTACTTCCACGCAACATAGGATCAAAATATACAGGCCCGCTCTGTAGTTTCACAGGTTTAATATCTGTACCAACGCATGACTCTATTAAGCTACGCTTAAAAAATCCTTGACTATCTTTGGTAAATACAGCACCAAATTCCATTAAGAAAATACCATTATGTACAGTTGCTTTTGATCTGGCAATCTGTCCTTCATCCATGAAACCTCTTGGCACTAAATCAACTGGTATTCTTATAATAGAATAATCATCCCACTTAAAAGAAGTAGGAACATCTTCACCATTAAAGACGTTATTAGATATGCTTTTAAGATCTCCTTTGGTTTCAATAATGGTCTTCCATCTTTTCCAATACTCTGCAAAATGGTTAAAATCATAGTATGCTGTTCCTGATAGGATAATTTGATTTGTTTTAGTTTCATCAATTCCTTTTTTCTCGTAAAGTGATGAGGTATCTATGCCACGTTTTTTGGCCTCCTCTTCCATCGCAAGTCTCTTAACGTTTTCAACGGGAGAAGCTGAAACAGCCGCGAACCCCGCGATTACGTTTTCGAAAATCTCTCGTGACATACTCGCAAACTCGTCAGCAATAATATCGTTTGCTCGCTGTCCTCGGATTTTCTGACCATCTCCGATGGGCAAGGCAGAAATGGTACTACCATTGATTGTTAATCTACACATGTCTACATCGCGTCTAGGGCCGCTATTACTATCGCATATATCCCTCAGAATAGGAGCATTCTTCCAGATATTCTCCATATAATCATGCAGATACTTCGACTGTCTGAATGCGGCACCAACGACGACTATCTTTCTATTCGGAATCAACATGGCACGTAAGACACAGTACAATGATAATAAAAATGTCTTACCAAGACCTCGACTCCCTACAAGCATAGGGAATTTTCTGTCCCACATCTCTTTCAGGATCAAAGCCTGCATAGGCAATAGGTCAATGTTTAATACGTGCTTGCATACAAAAGTGAAATAGTCTGGATTTATAAAGAGGCATGTAAGTCGCTTGTAGAATTCATCTGGATCATCGGTTCTTAGTCTCTCAAATGGATTGATAACATATTTGTCATCTACATTGAGATTTAACCATGCATTGTTTAGTTCTTTTATTGCTTCTGATTGGCTCATATAACTTTATCCATAAATCCGTAATATACTGCTTCCTCTGCTGTCATCCACCAATCTGTAAGCTTCTCAATTTTATTTTTTAAAAAGTTGAAGGTCTTCTTCTTATCCATTTCCTTTTCTTTGAAATATGGGCCTTTAACGCATCGTGAGGCATATATTTCAAGCATGACATCATTTTGTTTTTCTGTGAACTTCAAGCCATTTGCTACTTGTCTAAAATCACCGCTATCTTCATAGGTTCCATAATGAATCATAAAATCACAGTGCTTGCTGATAAGTCTCTTGTTTGCGGACTGAGGTATAATGGAACTCATAGATCTAGCATGTGCATAGGATATAAATGTAACATGAGATCTTGAATTAGATATTGCGTCATATATAGCCATACCATAATTCCAACACCCGCCATAACTTAACATCTTCAGTGTAATTGGGCGATTGGAAATGCTATTGAGATAATCTATGTTCTTAATGACATTAACAGCCATTTTAAAATCAACACCAGATTCCTCATAATCCAGACTAGAATGAATATAAATAATACGACGCTTTACATCTATTGAATTGTTATGTATTGCTTCTAACGCATCATTTTTTCTTCTAGGTAATTTCTGACTCCCATTGACTGAGGGTATCATATGTAAATTCCTCTGCATTTTCACGATTGGAACAAAAAACAACTTCTATGTTATTATAGTCATATTCTATCTGAGACATTAACTTTCTTAGGTAATTACCATTCATTCTTACTTTTGCTATTTGGGCCTGAGACATTCCAGAATTATGCGGGAATGTATATACATCAGACTCTGAAAATTCGCATACAATATATGCTTTCCTTAAATCCTTCATTCTATCAAATTCACGATAGAATCTTGCTTTTGCCGTCTTCTTTCCTAGATTATTAGCTATTTCAGTTGCTGTTGCTTTTCTTTCTATAACAACAAAATCTCTAAGTAGCTCTGTGGTATAATCTCCACAGTCTAGTTTCTCAGAAAACATTTCTACTTCATGAAATGGGAATTCCCATCCATTTTTTTCTCGTGTATCACGAATTATTTTCATTGTGTCTTACGATATCCATAAACAGAACTTCGTAAATATGTTCCTGGTTCTTTATAGAGTCGTGGCATTTATGACATAAGGTAATTAAATTTGTTGGCTCAAAACGCAACGCAGACGCTTTGCTCCACGGTTTTATGTGGTGTACGTGTAGTCTTTTCTTAGATTTACAATCCGGCATTTGACAACAGTGTTTATCTCTTTTTAACACTATTGATCTAACACGTTTATATACCGGATCGTGATAATCTCTCATATTTCAACTAATTGAATAACTCTAAAGTCATTCTTTAAGTCCCTAAGTAGTCTTTTCGTTGCGGAAGAATCTTCTTGTTCCGTTATGTGGTCGCATAACTCTTTGTATGCTAAGTAACATGCATCATCTGGATTATCTGCTTCTAATTCTAGAACAACAGACTTTTCAGCAAAATAACCCAGTTTCACATTCAACTTTTTTAATTTTGAAAGTGCAGATGTCATGTCTATAATTATTTTGTAATTCATTAATTTTGTAAATCATGTTGCAACATCATTTCGACCAGTTGATTAAATGATGTTTGAGGTTGCCATCCAAGTTGTACCTTTGCCTTGGTATTATCCCCCTTCAAATAATCAACTTCCGCTGGTCTGTAAAATTCAGGATCTTGCACAACTAAACTGCTCCAATCCGAGATGCCAACATACTTAAATGCTACATCTAAAAATTCTTTGATAGTATGTGTTTCTCCAGTACATACTACATAATCGCCGGGAGTTGGTTGCTGCAATATTCTCCACATAGCGTCTACATAGTCGCCCGCATATCCCCAGTCTCTAAATGCCTCAAGATTGCCTAATCGCAATTGTGGAAATAAAGGATCTCTACCACTCTTAACAAAATCTCCAATCCATTTTGTAATCTTTCTTGTAACGAATGTTTCGCCTCGTCGCGGACCTTCGTGATTAAATAAAATGCCTGCACTAGCATGTACGCCATAAGCATCACGATATAGCCTAACTGCTTCATGTGCGGCACATTTGGCTATAGCATAAGGACTTTGTGGTAAGAATCTAGTTGTTTCTTTTTGTACCTTCTCTTCATTAATTTCATCATAGTTTTTACCAAACATTTCACTACTACTAGCTTGATAAAGCTTAATACTCTTAGATAATCCTGAATCTAATATAGCCTGCAATATATTAAGGCATCCTTGTGCTGTAATATCCCAAGTTAATTTTGGTTGTTTAAAAGAAACTGCTACATGAGATTGAGCGGCTAAATTATAAAATTCAGCACCATTTCTACCATGATCTAATAATATATTTAGTATGCTTGAATATTCTGTTATATCGCCTTCTACAATCTTAAAATTGGGATGATTACTCAAATGTCTTACTCTGCTAGTACTATCCGTAGAAGTTCTCCTAGCAACGCCAATTACCTTGTAGCCTTTATCTAATAAAAGATCAGCAAGGTGTGATCCATCTTGTCCTGTAACTCCGGTAACAATAGCCTTTTTGCACTTACAAGAGCAATTTCCTTTACAAGCCATATATTCCTCACTTAATTGTTTCTGGTGTCAAAAATGGTTGGTCAACTGTGCCATCAGCATATTCATGATAGTCTGATAAGCGTTCCTTTTCTTTTTCCATTGCTAACCTCATCTTCTCTAGTGCCTTGCCTTCTTGCTCATAGAAGTCGGGATTCCTGAGTATTTTATTCACTAAAGATGAAAGGGTTTGTTTATTACTTTCAAGTTTCTCAATTCTCTGTTCACGAGTAGCTTTTAGATCTTTATACATAGCCGCTTTTTTAGTTTGCAAGTCTTTAAATTCACGAGAGAGTGATTCTTTTGCCGCACGTAAGCTGGCTATCTGTCTTTCTAGATTAAAAATCATTTCCTTGTCTTGTTGGTCAGAGTCTCTAGCTTTTTCTAATTCTATTTCCGCATCTAAAGCTCTAACCCGCTCCATTGATTCCTGTTGTTCACGTAAAGCACGATTCATAAGAACCTCTAGCTTTATTGTATCCACAATCTGCAATTCTTCTGTAGCTAAAACATCCTTACGAAACTGGGCAATAATTTGTTTCCAGTGATACAAAAATAATTCTAGTTCGTCATCTGAAAATTGAGCTTTTAGCTCTTTCCAATATGGACGGGATTTTATATCATATTCTGCCTGAACCGCAAATGCTTCGTGTTTGTTGAAAGATTTCCCCAATTTTTTGAGGTATTTTTCTACAGACTCAACAGTTCGTCCTAGATTTTCCGCGATTTTTTCTGGGCTAAGATTTTCAGCATTAGCGTCAATATAGTCCCAATCAGATTTTGATAGTCTACCAATCTTCACCTAAAATCTCCTTTACCTTTTTAAACAGGTTTTGTTTTTTAGCGGATTGTATAGATACGCCATTGGCAAGCCGGTAAAAGTTATTCCTCATAGATGGAGGCAATTCTTTCATAAGTATTTCAACGGCTTCATCTGTGGAAATTTTCTCTATAATATTCTCTTCAAAAGCATTATAATTTCCATCGCTACTTTTTAAGTCCATGAGGTTCTTTTTACTTTGATTTAACTTCTCGTGTTTTGGAGAGTCGATATTGCTACGAGAATACTTGTCTCTGATGAGAGTTTTAAGACGGTTAGATAAGTGTTTGGAGATAAAATTCTCAAATGGTCTACTAGGGTCATATTTCTCTAAAGCCTCAAAGCATATGATGTAGGCTTCCTGCTTTATATCGTCTACGTCATAATAGCCAAAGGTATATTTAGGGGCGATTCTGTTGATCACCTTCATTATTGTCTCTAGTTGCTGTTTCGTTGGTTGCTGCATTTAAAATTTCCATGCCCTTGGCAATGTTAATAGGATCTGGTACTAGTAGCTCTTTTTCAATTGCTTTCGCTAGTCCACTTTCTGCTATAATTTTCATCGTTCGCTACGCTCACGGTTAAAGTTTTTTATTATTTGCTACGCCAGTAGCGGGTAAAATAAGAGTAAGTCAATATATTATACCCCAGAGAAAGGAAAAAGATGCTAGAAATTAAGTTAAACGGCTTAAATGGCATAGGGAAATATGCAATTGTGAGTCCTGAAGACTATCCTATGGTAGCCAGACATAGCTGGTATTACCGCGAAGGATACGCTTTAGCCAAGATAGACTCCAAAGAAATAAGGATGCACCGCTATATCATGGATGTACACGATCCCGATTTAATTGTGGATCATAAAGATAGAAACCGGCTAAATAACACCCGCGAAAATCTAAGAGTTTTTAATTACATCCAGAATGCAAACAATAGGAACGACAATGTTTTTATTGAATGCTTTGGAGAGTCAAAGACAATAGCGGATTGGAGCCGCGATCCACGATGCGAAGTAAACTACGATGTGCTGCGGAGTAGAATCTATAAAGGGGTGGAACCT